TTGTATCACAAATATCTATTTTTTGCTACCTTAACCCACCATCTAAAGCTAGTGGGATTGCGGTAGCATTATTTCAATTATGCTAATGCTTTCATTCGCTATAAAAGCTATGATAACTGCATCTTTGATGTATGTTGTCTTCATCACCACATCAAGTCTTGTTGCTACAAGCACAATAAGTAAAGCAACGCCTTTACGGCATATTCCTTTGAACCCTGCCCTTGATTCCAGTGCTCCGCTTTCAGATTTTTTACTTTTCTTAAAGATACCAGCGACGGCGAGACCTGTGACATAGTCTACAGACATGAAAATCATAAGTGTAATAAGTGCATCACTCCATCCACCAAACGCCATAGCTATAAATCCTCCTATCGCTCCAATGATCGTGTATAAAATGCTTGTTCTCATAAGCTCCCCCCTTTATTCTGCCACTTCATATTTTTCCAGATCTGGGCTCTTAGTATCATACTCGTGCATCCATTTTCCTTCTTCAGATACGAAATAATAGATATCCCCATCACCTTTAACATATGCATTTCTTGCCATTACTCCGCTTCTTTCAAGATAATAACCACACCCGTTTACAGTAACCCACTGTCTAGCCAGCATGGCATAGTCGTCTTGATTGAGATAATACCAGTCATTTCCTGACCTAAACCAGCCTTTGATAGCTCTTCCTGCCTCATCAAAAACATACCATCTCTCAGCAATTTTTGCCCATTTCCCACGAACATCATTGCCATTCTCATCTTTGTAATACCAACCATCTTTCTGCTTAATCCACTGACCTTTTATAACATTCTCAAGATGTTTCTGACAAGCTTTAAAAGCACAGTAACTAATAAACTGTTGACACCAATATGCTGGATGGTCACCGCCACAATTTACTTGATACCACGCACCATATTTTGTATAATTTGCATCCCCTGCGTTAGCCGCCTTATCGTCTAAGTTTTTATTACTTGCTTTCTCAATATATCCGACTTCCGCTTTTAGTGTGTTCACAAAATCATCTACACTGCAAGTACTCTCATCATACAGTGGAGTACCAAACCCATCGATGCGATGTCCTCCACCCACTTGAGAAGTTCTAAAAGTATAGTGTTTAATAGCGACCATACCCCCATTTCTATCAAATTCGCCTGAACTCGTGTTCCCTTCGACAGTATCAATGCTATAAAGATTTTCCTTTTTTGATACGCTTATTACCGCACCAACGTGGGCAACCCTACGAAGTGAACCGCTGTAAAAGTACACAATATCGCCTATGTGAGGTGTCTTACTATACTCTTCGTGTTTAACAAAGTAACTTTTTCCGGTCGGTGTATACTGACTGTAATCACCTCTCAAAAACTTTCTACCTGCTTCTATACTCATAAAAATCTCCTTTTTTGAAAAATATTAAAAAGAGCCACTGATCCACAGAAACTCTCCGCTTCGCGGTAGCTCATTATTCAATGTGTTGTAAAACGCTCTACAATGTGTTTTATGCATCTGTGGCAGCAGTGCCCTCCATTGCAAGTTCTTCAGCACCCAGGGTAATTAACATTTCTTTAACTGATTTTTTCAAAAACTTTGGAACTTCTGCATAAGTCAGTTCTCTGTCAATAATTAAATACGCATAAACAGTTGCTAATCCTTTATACTTCATTTTTGTACCTCCAATTGATTTAAAAATTATTTTTATGAGTATACTATTGAATATGTCTTTTAATTTACTCATAGTTATTCTTCGTTGTCTTTTTCATTACTTAAGATCATCGTAGTTAACTCAGCAATCGATTGGCCGAGGGCTACCACTTTGCTGTTTGACAGCTCTATTTGTGACCTCAAAGCGTCCATTTGCTCAGAGCTGACGCTACCTACTGTTTTTGTGATTAGTTCCCCCTTTTCCAAGTCCACCTTTTGTACGAGTTCTCCTTCTCGTACATCAAAGACTCTAATTTCAACATTTTCTTTAGCTGCAATCGTTGACCCGTAAAGATTGCCAGTGGCCTTGTCATAAAATACTGTGACCTGCATCTTTTTACCTCCTTTTATTATTCATCATTCATCAAATGCAGCAGATGCATACCCTTTTACATAAATGTTCAATGTTGTGTTGTTGTTTATATAGCTTCCAGTGTGTGTTACAAAAAGCTGTGTACCGCTTCTTCGTAAGCTAAATTGATTTTCTGCTCCATCATCTGAAACTACCCAAGTTTCAACATTTGCATTTTTAGAAAGTGCAAGCGTTGTGATATGATAGCGACCTCCTTTGTCTGTGCGAAGATATCCTCCACGCTTTATATCTTTCCCCACAAGGTCTATACCTACAATCAGTGTGTTATACATATACCAATTATCGTTAAAAGTCACTGTATCTGTTGATTGTGACACTCGAAAAGTATAGTCTCCTGTGATTGATGAATTTGCAATTTGATCTATATAATTTCTGCTGCCTATTACGCCATTGATATTTACATCTTTTACAATATTTTGAGGATATAAATTTGGCGATGGCAAAAAAGTCCAGTCTGCTCCTTCAATTTTGTATCCATTTGGAATTCTACTGATAATTCCCCTTCCCCGGGCAGCTATTGTGTCGTCCCACGCGTGGCCTTCGTTATTCCACGCAGAAATTACTCCGCCTGTGGAACTTGTCCAACGGGGTATTTGTCCTTGTACCCCGCAGACATTGAGCGTATCTAACATCTTTGATGCATCTAGTCCCAGTACACCCCTTAATTTATCCCATGGAAGCCACATATATGCGTGCCCATTTTCACCTGGGTGATATCCGCTTTTTACCCAGCAGTGCACCGAATCTCCGCCATTTGTGTTGATCAACTCTGTAGTTTGACCATTTTGATAGATTGGTATAGTGCCATTTACACCAGCTGCACTATACCCCTGCAACCATTTTGAACCGTCAAGGCCTAGTACTCTTGCAAGGTCCGCCCACTTTAACCATATATACGGCCTTCCATTTGCACTATGATAGTAGCCATTTGGGAAGTTTGCAAACACCGAGTCACCACCATTCGTGCCGATGTTTGAAGCTGACAGATTGCCATCACCTTTATCTTCTATTTCCCCTCTCCTCCCAAAAATCACAGCATTGTTTAGTACGCTCTGTGATGGTATGTGTGCCTGGATCCATTCAAAGGGGATTGCAATCTCCGCTCCTCCACTTGGTGTGTTTTCTTGGATATATGCTCCTTTTTGAATTTTTACATACGCTTTACCATTATCAAATCGCCATGAAATCGGGCTTGTTTGTGATGGCATATTTGGTAAAGTGCCATTTACCACTTCGTCGTTACTATCTGCTGTGACGGTTGTATACCCTTGTACAATCAGATTAGTAGTAGCGGTCACATCGTCCGAAGTAACCCCTCCACCTGCTTTGAGCCAAATCCCTTGTGCCATATTATACTCCTTTTAAAAGCACTGTGATATTTTCTGATGGACACTTACGATTACAGTAAAATGTAACTGCTCCATTATTTGTCTCGAATCCATCGATACATTCACAAGCTTTTTTATATTCTTTAGATGCTCCTCTTGGAATTTTAGGGCTTCCTATAGGTTGTGATTGTGAATTGATTTCTGTTATCGTCACACTTTGCAAAAATGGTGCACTTACACTCCATCTATTTGCTAAAAGTATTACTTCAATTACTTTTGTACTTGAAGCGATATCTGATTTAGTTCTATCTATATTTGTTTTTGCATCTGTCACAGCTGTATCTATTTTATCAAAGTTGGTATTCAGTACTTCTACATCTACAAAGTCTGTTAAAGAAGGCTTATCAAGATGTAAGTTTGTAGTTTGATTCACTTATAAAACCTCCGTCCTTATCTGTGTCCATGTCGTACTCGTAAAGCGCGACCATGTAAAGTCTCGCACTGTTCCCCATGCGTTGAATCTTAATTGTATCGTTAGCTTTAAATTGCATGGCATTATTTCATTGAGCAAGCGTTTAAACTCTTCAAATAACTCTTGGCTAGTTAACTCAATAAGTATATTTACAGCATAGTTAGCGTAGTCAATAGTTAGCTCATATTGATTTTCTCCACCGCACATTGCATTTAAAATGCTTTTAAGTTTGTTAAGTGAATACGGCAATTGCCCAACTAGAAAAGATTTTATACGCATCTTTCTAAAATCAATAGTATCTGTGTCTCTAATTACAATGCCCAAAATTCGTTCCCATCTTTCACATCCAGATTCATCTAATGTACTAATGAAAGCATTATCATACAAACGATCAATTTCATTGAAAAGTTTCTCAATTTCCGCATCTTCTGTTATTGAAAGATTTTGATACTCTTTTAAGTTTCGTATATGAAAAGGCAAGTAGCTAAGAATGTCTATAATCATATGCTAAGCCCTCTAAAAGTCGGCACTTCATTACTGAGTAGTACTTCATTTTGTGCTGCGCCGTTCATTTTTGTATCTGCAATGTCTCTTACCCCATGTATTCCTAAAATGCGACTTTCTATCTGAGCTATTCTTACTACGATTCCATCGCTAGACTCCCATTCTTTGATGAGTGACTTAAAGTATTCTTTGATCGCAGTTTCAGCATCAGCACGAACATCTTCTGCTGTATATCCATTTTCAAAAGTTAGTGTGCAAGAAACGCTTACATCATGCTCTACTACAGATTCTATAGTTACATTATGTCCAATTGGAGCAAGTCCAACTCCCTGCCCAGGCTCTGGGCAAATAGTGTTTTGTACTGTACTGATCAAATATGAGCTAGCCACTCCGCCATTTTGATTTGTGATCACAAGCTTTACTGTTCCACCACCATTCCATGCTGGATATACTTTTACATATCCTATACCAGGTATACTTTTAGTGAATCGTATATAATCTGCACGATTCCCAGCAAAATATTTACTTTGAAAATACTCTTTGTAGCGTTCTCTGAGACTTTCTACAGTCTCTTGATCACGCCCAGGAACCAAAATTTCGACTAGCTTAGCACTTGTTAAGCCTGCAATATAACTAATTTGCATCATATCACCAAGCACATCAGCCGAATCGTTACCTGTTTGTTCACAAGTGACTAAGTAAGTATTTGTGTTAGCATCTATTATACTAGTAACAACATATGTAAATCTGCCAATGCTAAAGCGTGATCCTGGTGGCACAGGTACATTAAATTGTGCTTTAGCTTGTGTATAAGTTGCACCAAATGGAATGATGCCGAATGGCTCACACATTCGTACAAGGCTATCATAATCTGCTGTATTTATATCTAGTTGAGCATTTACATAGTCCATTTGGACATATGCTCTTTCAATTTCAAAAGCAACTGGTGCCAATGCAGTATATATAAAGCTTCCTTCGATTTTAGATATCATATTATCTACTCGATTAAGCATATCAGCAAGAATCTTTTTAAAAGTCATCTTCTCAAACATAGACTTCCACCTCCTCGCCCCACTTCGTTACTACATAAAATTCCATATGCAAAGTAGTGTCATCTAGCATATAGGCCTTAAAGTCCTTCACATCAGTAATATTAGTATTAACTTTCAGTGCCTCCGTTACTTCTTTTTTTACACTGTCATTGATATATGCATCACTGTAAGACTTACCAATGTATTGCTCAAGGCTGGCACCATATTGCCAACTATAAATCTCCCATCTATACCTTTCTGTTTTTAAAGTATTGTATATCCAAATTTTTACAGCACTTTTTTTCTCTACAGTGCCATCGATCATTTTCTTTTCATTAAAATCAAAAGCAAACTCTTTTGCATCAATATACTTTTGATTTTCTTTGAAAGTTTTTATTTCTTGTGTAATAAAAGACGGCAAAATCATAGATTCACCAGCTTCCCAACGACACAGTATAAGCTATCTGATAGTCTTTGAACCGCCACTATATCTCCAGCTTTAAGTGGTTCTGTATACTCACTATTGTCAGTGATAATTCCAGTTTGAGAATCAAACAAAATATTTAACTTCGTCAATTGTCTTTTTAAAAGCTGCTCATCAAAAAGCAAGTCTTCCTTTTCAAGCACTAATGTATCTAAAGCCACTCTCTCTGCATCAAGCATCTTGCCAATTTTCAATTCCTCCGAGTTACTTTCTTTACTCTTTTCACTAATAATGCCCAAAATCCCCTCTATTGCATTATTCATTTATGCCTCCTGATCTTCTTTTATATCCATCAGTCTTTTAAATGACAGTTCAAGTGTCATTGTATGTACGCTTTCTTTAAACTCATGCTTATCAGATGAAATCCAGTATAATCCTGAGATTCCTTGTGTTATGTCGTACACTTCAACACCCATTCCAGCTACACAACGAGTATCTCCTATTGCCTCAATGCTTAGATTTTGTGTCATTCCTTTAAGCATTGAAGTCGCTCCTATTTTGGGCTGTATTCCCTTTTCAGCTGTATAGACTTCTTGAAATGCTCCAAATTTTTTTAATGCCACTGAGTCTGAAACTTCACCAATTTGAGTCCCTTTTTCATTGTATATTTTGACACGATTTATCATGTCATTAATACTCTCAGATTGACTTGTTTTTGTTATATTGCTTTCTTCGCTCAGTCTGAAATTAGCAACCTTAGTTCCGACTTCAATCACACTGATTGCACGCTTCTCTTGTACTAATTGATACATCTTATGATTAACCTTATATGCTTTTGTATAAGCTTGCATAATCGTGTCATATATACTTGTTCCATCAACAATCATCGTCTTAATATTGACCCCTGTGCGTGCGAAATTCCCCGCAGGAATCGACAGTTCAGCACATACTCTAGCAGCTATCCCTTCGGCTGTCATATTCTTGAAATTGTATTTTCCTTTACTCTTCAATAAGTGGTTGACAATATCATAGCAGTTGTAAGTCACCGTTCCAATGTCGCTTGACTTTTCAAGTGTATATACTTGCCCAAAAAAAATTTCAACATTTTCTTTTTCTACACTGATAAAGTCTCCTAGTTCAAGAAAACGACTTACTTGAGCCATAACAGGGTCAAATGGTGCGTTGATTACTGTAATATCTAAGATTCTTGATGCTTGCTCTATGCTTCCACTCCAGCTTAACGATTCAACTATATCTGTTATATTTATCCTCGCCCCTGTGGTTTTGAATAAAAATATTTCCATTTTTTACCTAGCCTATTATTAATTTTTGTCCTGGATAAATTTTATTTGGATTACTCCCAATAACTTTTTTGTTGTCCGCATAGATTTTTCTCCAGTTTGCCTCATTCCCAGTTAGCTTCTTCGCTATCTTAGATAGGCAATCACCTTTTTTTACGACATAAGTTGTGCCCTTCGTAGCAGTTTTTTCTGTTCTAACTTCTGATACATTGCTAGTATTCGCCGCACCATTGTTTGATGATGCGGCAATTTGCTGAGGAACATTTACTTTTCTGTCTTCAGTAAACGAGATAGTGTAAGTATAATCCTTTGTATTTGGTTCTAGTGCATATTCTAATGAAGTTATAATTCCATCAAAATTTATACCAACCTCAGTGATCAAAATATTCACCGTCCCTTTGTTTTTAAAATTTTCTAATATCTCTATAGCCTTTACCGGCTCAAAATCTTCTCTATATTCACAATAAGACGGATCATATGTTGATGAAAAAAAAGATGAAAAAGAAAGTGTCTTCAGCGTCCGCTTTCCTTGTAGAAGAATTTCTCCAACTGCATTGATATTTACAGTTTGTGTCGTTTTTCCACTTGTAATTTTCAACTCAGACGGAAGAACTGGAATGCGGAACAAATCCGCATCTTGTTTTAGCCACATTTCCATTATGTCACTCCTTGATTAAACGCTACTTTATTTAGCTTCTGATAAAGAGCAGTTACAATCTTATCTATATCTGCATCTTCTCTTACGATAATACTATCAGCTAGCTTAGCAATACTGACGTTTTGTTTTCCTTCTGTTCTTGCCTTTTTTATACTCTCATCATGAGGATATACCCTTGATCCATTTGGAAGGTCAATAATTTCTCCGCCTCGTTCATGTACTTGTACAATTCCTCCTGCCCAGTTATTTGTACCACTAGCAAGTTGTGGGATTTTCCCAACATTGAAGCCTATATGCTTTCCTCCAACTCCTGGCACTCCTTTAGGAATATCCACACTAATCGAGTTGATTGCATCAACCGCAGTATTTATTCCAGATGTAATCGTATTAATCATACCTTTAAATACTGAAATAATTGCATTCACAGCACCAATAACAATGTTTTTTGCACCTTCCCAGACCTGCGACCAATTTCCAGTCATGATGCCTTTAATAACATTCATAAAGCCATGAAATACTTGCTTTGCACTTTCGATAACCCCAGTAACAGCTCCAAGCCACGCTTGAATCACTCCAAGTGCCCCATTAAATGCCCCAACAACAACTCCACGCAATACTTGCATTACTACTTGCCCAAATATACGCATTGCCGCTGAAATAGCTGGCATAATTGGAGCCACCGTTGTACGAAACGCCTGAAATTTTTGAATAACGCCTTGCACACTGCCTTTGATTTTATCCCAGTTTTTGTACAAGATAACCGCCGCAACTGCAACGGCAGCAATTACAGCAATTACAATCGCAGCAGGTGATGTTAACAATCCCATTACCCCTCCTGCTGCCTGTATAGCCTTTGATACCTTTCCAAAAATAGTAACTACTTTTCCTATCGTGCTCACTGTTTTACCAAACACAAATAAAACAGGCCCAATTGCTGCCGCCATTAATCCCCATTTTGCAATTTGTTTTTGTGTAGAAGCATCAAGGCCATTGAATTTTGTTAACAGCTTATCTATAGTCTGAAACATTCTTGCTACAGGCTCTGCCAGTGCTGATCCTATATTATATTTAAAAACATCGAATGTTGATTTTAATTTTTCAATGCTTCCGCCCACTCCAGATAGTAAAGCATCCGACATTTCTTGTGCGGTTCCATTTACATTATCAATATTATCTTTTAAGCCTTGAAGCGTTTCTGCACCTGGTCCATTTATCAATGCCATCCATTTTGAAGCTTGATTCTTTCCAAAAATTGCTGATGCAGCTGCCAACTGCTCCTCCTGACTTAACCCAGAAAAGCCTTGTTGCAAGCGACCAATTAAATCTGGCATAGAGCGTAGATTTCCGTTGGCATCAAAAGCACTAATTCCTAATCTTTTTAGAGATGCCTCGGCTTGTCTAGACGGTGACGCTAAACGCATAAGGCCTGTGTTCAGTGCTGTAGCACCATCACTCGCAGCAATTCCGGCGTCACCAAAAGCACCTGTTAGAACCCCAAGGTCACTAAACGACCACCCAACTGTCTTTGCTGTAGATCCTGCAACACGCATCATGTCACTAAGTCCTTGTATATTCGTATTCGCTTGAGCCTGAGCTTTTGCAAACATATCTGCATAATGAGTCGCTTGACTAGAATCTGCACCAAACGCTTTTAGAGTGTTCCCTAATGTTGATGTTACATCTGATAAATTTGAGCCTGTTCCAGCGGCAAGATTCAAAGCTGGCGTAATCATATCTGCTGCTTGTGCGGCATTAAATCCTTGCCTCGCAAAATTTAGCGTTGCATCTGCTGCATCTTGCATTGAGTACACAGAATTTGCAGCAGCAGTCTTTAATGCATCTGATAGCTTTGATGCTTCTTCATTTGTACTTCCCATTGTTGCTTGTACAAGTCTAAGTTGCTTATCTACTGAGCCAAAATTTTGAACCGAAGCGACTGCTACTCCTGCGAGAGGCATAGTAATTGCTGCTGTCAACCCTTTTCCAACTTTTGAAATAGCATCTCCAGCCTTGGTAATATTTTTGCCATTTTTTATAGCACTTTCACTCATTTTTTGCATCTGTTCAGTTGCTAATTTCGCTGGGGCAGTAAAGTTATCAATAAATCGCATTATTGCATCTATGTATCTAGTCGCCATACTCTTTTGCCCTCTCTTTGATCTCTCTTTCTAAAAACAGTCTAGTGACCATTTTTTCATGCTCACCCATTAAAAAATAGTCACTAGGCTTCCATTTTTTCAAGCGAAAAAGGATATATGCTGTGTGAGTATCCGTATCGCTCTCTAAGAGTTTTTTACTTCTTCCTCAACATTATCACTAAATCCAGATAGCTTTCCAACCTCTTCAGAAATCTTTGCAATTTCACCTGGCAAAAACATTTTCTTTAACAATTCAAGCGGAGTAGCACACTCGAAGTGCTCTAATAAAGCTTTATCTTTGAGATCTGGAGACACCATTGCTTCAAGTGCAAAAAGACAATTCACCTTAAATGTTTTTTGAGCATCCACAGTTCCTTTTCCGGAAAACATCATACTAGCTATTTCAGTGTATCTATCCCCTGACAATCCTCTAACCTCGACAACAAATGGCTCTCCGATTTTTGAACTCAATCTTTTGAACTCAATTTCTTTTACATTGTCAAAATCAATAATCCCTTTATCCAATTTTAAAAGTTTTTCTACTAAATTTATCACTTTTCTTTCCCCCTTAATCAATCATATCCAAATATTCCCAGTCTTCAAATGTAAAAGAGTATGATTCTTCTCCATTCTTGCCTGCCTCCCAGTCGGCGAGAATTAACTTATCAAATTTACACCCTCTCAATGCTACACGCTCTGAGCCGTTGGAATCTGGATCAGCAATATTCGTGATGATCAAAAAAGATGGTGCCTTTCCTTTTGACAGTGCTTGATTAATTTTTTCACTAATCCTACTCGAAACTTTATGCAGCTTAACCTCTCCCTTCGGTTCTAATCCTGTTAACTTTTGACCATTCACAAGCGTTCCCACTCGCTCAATGGATGAGTACTTTAAAGTGACCGAAGCTTTTACAGACTTGACTTCTGCCATATACTCTGAATCAAGCCACATTTCTCCCCAAGTACCGTTGATAACTGTATTCGCTTTGAAATTTTTCCCCATTTTTTTCTCCTTTTACAGATAAATTGGCAACTCAATATCTTCAATTGCATCGAGCACAGAAATTTTTGCTTTTAAGAAAATATAGCTCTCTGTCTCAGGATATTGCTTAATTTCATCATCACTCAAATCCTCAACTCGAATTCCTTTTTGCTTTAAATACTTTCGCTGTGCATCTATGTCAATCTCACAAGTGCCACCACCAAGAACCCCCTCACTCACAAGAGCACTAAAATAGTCATTAATTGCTGCAATCAATACACACTTATTTCCGTATGTATTAGCATACTTTCCTATATATGTGTCTTCTACCGTCTTACGGATGTCATCAAAAATCATATCAATCGTGTCAATGACTTTGATTTTCTTATGTCTACTTCCTTTTTTGTCTGTTAGTGTATGTAACAAATTTACTCCACGCACAATCTTCACTTTATCTCCATCCCACATGAAAATAAGCTTTCCCTCATCAACTGCCGTATTCATTTCATCTTCTGTCATTGATGTACAACTTGTAAATTCTAGCAATGGTGCATATGTAACAGATAAATTCGTTCCCGTTCCTGCGATCAACCCAGCGATTCTAGTACATAATTTCGCAGCAGGATATTCAGTTGTATCAATAAAAGCACTAGAAGAAACATTAATGATGCCTTCACTGTCTCCTGCTGTATTTGGCAGTACTGCTTTAACCTTTTTCTTTCCTTCTCTCCATTTTTTTACAGCTGCCACAATGTCTTGTGTTTTGCCATCATCTTCTACTGATGGGATCGCTAAATAGTCCCACTTTGCACTTTCAAAATACTTTAACATTGCTTTGTAATTTTCAGTAACATCACTTCCGCTCATCACATATACTAAGATTTTGCGTGGTGCGTTTGTATATCCAATGAGTGCTTTTTTAATTGCATCAGCATTATCTGTTGTAATGCTAGCTGGAATATCTGACGCAGTCATCACTGTAAATGGCTTGATTTCAGACTCTTCCTTAATTGCAATTGCCACAATACCTCTTGAGCCTCTTTTGATAGCATTTGTTGCTTTTTCAATAAAAGAAATATTGATTGACGGTACCCCCATCTATTGATTCCTCTCTTTCTAGTTATTACTAAAATGTATGATATCTTCTAAGTTATTATTTTCATAATTTCGAATAATAATATTCTCTATTATATCTGCATCTTCTTTTCTTGTTGTGTTATCATACCAGTTTATACTAATGGAAACTTGTAAAATATTGTGCTCTTTTCCGGCATAATCATACTCAAATTTGGTAATATTAAGTTTACGCCCTTCGCACTCAAACTTAAGCCAGAAAAGTTCTTGAAGCTCATCGACAACTCGAAGTTGGTCTGCCTCATCAACTTTTGTCTGAAAGTATGTAATCTTAAAAATAATTTCATTACTTCCATAGTTCTTTGTTTCATGTTCAAATCCTCCTGGTAGAATTTCAGTAAAAAAAGCTGGTGTTTTATAGCCATCTATAACCTCATTGCCATAAATTTTTATCTTTGAAAATTTCTCACGCAAGCAGTTATTTAATGCTCTTTTTAGTTGAGTCATTGTAATCATAGCCCATCACCTTCAAGAATTTCATTAATAAATTTTTCTGTTTCCTCTGGCATAACTGTTCGATTGAATTCTGCTGCTGTTTTTTCTGTATAAGCTTCACCAGGTCGAAATCCGCGACTCTCACCTTTGCGATTTTTCTTTTCCCATCCATTTTCGTATAAATGGTGTAATTTATGACTGTTCCAAACTTGTACAGTAATATCGCCTTCGCTTTTTGCACGTGGGCTATCAACTTTCCACATTTTGTTGATTCTCTTATACAAACATTTTTTCTTAGCTTCTTTGACAAAAAGACGACCAATTTTTCTAAGCCTCTTCTTGCTTTCTCTTGGATATTTAATAATAACTTGCTGCATAGATTTTTCTAGCTCATCAAGTCCATGAACCTGCACATCAATCATCTTTTAACCTCTTTTCTTTTGCAATCTGCTCTGTGCAAATTAATTCAAGAACAATATTCGCCTCATCAACATTTAAAACACTATTGATATCAAAGATTCTATTTTTGTATTTAAGTGTCATATTTGGAGCCACATTAGAGCGATATCGAATTGTCACCTTATATTGTACTGTATTCGCATTACGATAATACTCGGCCTGCTCTTTCCCACGCATCGGCTTCACTTCCGCTGGAATAGCTCTTGCTATATCTACAAGGCGTTCATCATCTGCACCAATACTATTGATCACAGTTTCATAAGCTTGAATTGTCACTCTTTGCTTAAGTCTTCCACTATCAAGAATGTACATAATTCCTCCTAAATTAGATTACGGCTGTGCATTCCTACTATGGCAGATATCAATTTATTTAAGTATGCATTATTATAAGTTGAAGAATGTAAGCGATTAGCATACATATCATTAGCCACAGCTAACACAGCTAATGAAATTTCTTCATTTTTATCCATGATTTCATCTGTTAATGCGGCATAATTTTTTACATAAGATTTCGCCGCATCTAAGTAGTTTTGTAAGTTCACATCCCCGTCAAATTCTCTTACATCTTCAAGCCTCGCATACTTAACAAAATCATCAACACTTAACTCGCTTACTTTCATTTTTCTCTGTCTTTGTCCCCTTTACTTCTTCGATGTACTTAGCATTAAAAAGGTCAGAGAGTACAGCTTCGTTAGCACACTCTCTGACTTCTCCTTTGTACATAGAAAGCTCAGCTCCAGCAAAAGACACTAACGCTTTCACTTTCATACAAGACTCCTTTTAGGCCATTACAAGGCACGCAATCATCTGTGCATTTGTAATCTTTGCATCAAACTCCACAAATCCTAAGATACCGATTGCATGTTGTTCTGCATACTTTTCTCTAAGCACATTGATATTGATATCTTCTGATACTTTAACTGTAAGTCCTCGCATATCTCCATAGTAGATTGCTCTGTTTCCAGTTGCCATCTTTGGCATATTATCAGATACATATACCGGCTTTCCTAGCAGAGAAATTCCAAAAGGCTTTGTTACATCATCTTGCAGCAGATATCTTCCGTTGTTATCTTTTAGCAACCTAAGTGCTGTCATTGTCTCACTATGCATGATAAAAATAGAGTCGTTCTGATATATCGACTTCACTTTATCTTTAAGCTTGATGATATCGTCCATTGTAATTGCTGTTGCAGATGCAGCAGTAGTAGTATTTGTAAGATCCGAAAGCCCTGTTGCCTTTGACACAGTTCCGACCAAACATTCGTGCTCTAAAAATGATGCAATTGCAATTGACATCTGATTAACTACCTCGTTTACAATATCAAAATCAGAATTGTTGATTACTGATTTTGATACCAGGGCTAAAGTTCGGCCCAAAAACTCATTCAACTCTACACTCTTAAATTGCCCAACATTACTATCCGCGTTAGTAAATTCATCTGCGTACTCCATCTTGATGCTTGTAGTACTTTCATCATAATAAGGTACAAGTAACTTTCCTCGCACATTATATCGTGTCGCACGCTCAAAAACTGGAGAAATATCCCTGACTTTTGCAATAATTTGATTTGCAATAGTAGTTGGAATCACAGCTCCATTGTCCCCAAAAGTTAAATTATTTGCACGCTGTTCTGACATAACGCCGCGAATAAAGTTCGCAAAAGCCCTTGTTTCCATCTGAGCGGTATCCTCACCTCTTGCCTCTCCTGCCTCGGCTGTAACGGTATTTGCGAGCTTACTCGCCCTTTGTAGAGCTTCAATTGTATCATCAAGTCCCCGGATTTCAGTTTCGGTTGATTGAAAATCGTTCATCTCTTCTTCATTCATCGCTCGTTTTTCAGTTTCTACAAGAGAAGTAATTTTCTCCATCTTCTCAATCAATTCTGCTCTTTTTTCTAACAATTCCTTAAGCATGTATTTTTTTTCCTTTCTCTTTTAACTTATTGACAACAGCACGATATTCTTTTAGCTTTCTCATTGCTGCATCATTAAAAAACATATTTTTCGTAAAGATATCATCAACCATACTACGATACTCTACTACTGTGCGACTCTCTCCTCTGACCTCTACACTAGTTCCAGTATAAATCGGAGTAAAAGATCCAGCTATAATAGATACTTCTTCAAGATTAATTTTCTTAATATGTCGTCTTGGAATATCTGTATCAACCCGTTGCTCAATTTCATCCTCTAGTACTTGAAAACCAAACGACCATCCTTTTAACCTTCCGCTGCGTGCCAAATCAACTACTTCTGGATCAACTACCCACGCTGTAGCAAAAAGACCAATTTTATCTTCATTCAGTGTAAGTGTATTTTCGCTCACACTTGCTAATTCTCTATCAGGATTGTGATTCAGATACATTTTTACATCTTCAGCTCTTACTAACGCATCCGCAAATGTCCCTGGCTCGATGCACTCAACAAATATTCCTGAATTTGTTCCAATTTCTTTTGAATCTCTAGCGACAGCATTTACATAACCACTAATGAGCACTCCGTCGCTTCTAATTTCTATCTGCAATTTTCTCCTCCTTTCAATCTATGTAACATCTTTTTGAATTTGGTTTGTATTCGGCGTATAAATAGTATTGCTTTGTGGATCATATAAAACTTGATTGAGCCCTAATGTCACCCATTTAAACCCTAGTGGCTCCATATCTTCCATTTTTCTTACTTCATCAATTTGTAAGAAATTTTTATCAAGACCAATTTTATATGCCTCATATCGTTCTGTGATTGTTCCTCTAGTCATTTCTTTTGTATCGAAAGCAAAATAATACTTTTGATGCTTTTCTCTCTCTAAAAGCAAATCTCTGTCAAGACTGCATTCGATTGCTGTCAGTAAAGGTGTAACAGTGAACTTGATTAAGTTACTATAATCTTCTTTTGTCGGTGTACCATTAATAAAATTTTTAGGAATACCAAACAGCTTCCCCAATTCTTCAGCATTAGCCTTTTTGTTTTGAGCAAGTTGCATCTCCACACTCGTATTTGATGACTCTTGAAAATTAATCCCTTTATTTAGGACCATTACATTTTCGTCATTATTAGCATACAAGCGTCTAAATGCTGCTTTAAGTCCAGCCATTGCCTCTTCAGTAAGTCGACTATCCGATGTTAAAAACCCCCTCTTGTTTCCCCCTTTCCTGACTAGTCTATCTTCATACAGTAATGAGTTTTTCACCACACTAGCAATAATGCTGTTTGTGCTATTCATTCGAGCACTTCCATACCCTGTTTTAGTGTGCCTGAAGACTTTAAAGAATTCATAGTTTTCAAACCATTTCCCATCTACTAAAATCACATACGACTTAAATATCTTGTCTACATTGTGCTGTATAGAGATACTTCTTTCATCAACATAGTGTAAACTCTCAATTTGATTTCCTTTGCGATTTATATATGCAAAAGCGCCTATTCCAAGAAAATAATCTTCAATAACTGCTCGCCAAAAATCGACTGCACTCAGTGTATCTCCCGTATCTCGATTCAGTAAATCTAATCTTTTGTCATACTCTTTTTCTTCTACTTTTCCGTTTTTTAATCTATAAAGTTTAATCGGCAATCCACTTACGATTCCAGCGAGCAAATCAATACACAATCGCACGGTAGGGATTTGTAAAAGGTCATCTCTAGTAATGACATTTTGATTGAGAATTGCTGTAAGCAAAGCTTCATCAACTCCATTTTCAATCGTCACAGGTTCTGCTCTACTTTCTTTTTTTCTCCAAAAAAACACCATATCTACTCCTTTAGTATTTAATTAATATTGTACTGTGAAAACTTCTCCTCCCCACAGCATCTGCTGCTCTAGCAAGTAAATTGCATTAATAAGTGATACCACCATATCCACTTTCCCATTTGATTTCTTCTTGTTTACATATTTATTCAAGTTTGTATCCTCTGTACATCTTGCATTTTGAAAGTTAATTTCAAGCAACTTATTTGGATCATACTCAAACTTTTTACTCAAGACATATTCTTTAAGTAGTTTCGTTGGAGAATGTAACACGCTCGAATGCTGTTTGATTTCAACACACTCAAGGCCTTCACTCTCTAGCTTTTGCACAGTGCTAATTGCGTTATATCGATCATACCCAACTTGCACGATATTTACTCCATAACGACCTGTTAAACTTAAAATAAAAGATTCTACAAAGCAATAATCTATCACTTCATCTCCACATTCAAAGCATACGCCACTGTTAATCATTCCCTGGTAATTTACATTCTCTCTTTGGCTCTTAATCTCTTTTTTATCATGTGGAATAAAAGCAAAAACTTTAGCATGTATCTTTCCATCTACTTCTGTAACCATTGCAACAGATGTGTTGTCATCCGTTTGTGATAAATCAAGCCCGATCCAAACTTCTCTATCTTTCCACCATAAATCACAATTTTCCGAAGTATCTAGCTTTTTGCACTCTCTAACTTTTGTGATTTCGATATAGCCTTCTACCCCAAGGCCTTTATAAAGAATGTTGTTATGCTTGCAAAGATAATTTTCTCTCTTGTTTTCATACAAAATTGCCATTGTGCGCTTCTTCTTTATGTTATCAAAGATGTAATCATGAGAAATTGCAACTGGATTAGACTGATAAATAATATTATCTTCTGTCTGCCATTGATCGTTTGGAAGGTATTTTGCATCTGGCTCAAAAAGTAAAGCAAAAGTTCTTTGCTCGTCTATAAGGCCATCAAGACTTTTTTTAGCAATATCAATTTCATCTAGCATTACATTGTTGTCTCTTGGATACTGTGTACTGATAATAATTCCAAGCTTATTTTTAATTGTAATTTGTGATGATCTCATTGCTTCAACTGGATACTCATCCAATGCCCCCGCTTCATCAGCCAAAAAAGCGTTTGCTAGCTTACCATCCATTCGATCTTGACTGTAAGCTAATGGTGTGTACTCTGACTCATTTAATTTGCAAACAATTTGCTTTCTCAAAAGTTTGAAACGGTCAACTAAAACGGGACTAACTTTAATAATTTTCTTTATTGCAATTTGTAACTCACTTGAAAGAGATAGGTCTGGTGCTACACTAAAAAACCTTGAAAATTTCGGCTCTAGTAGAAGTAAAAGAATGAAAATTACAGCTGAATTAAAAGTTTTAAAGTTCTTTCGAGCAATTTCAAGAAGCAAATTCTCATAGAATCTGCACTCTTTTCCGTTTTGATCTGTTGTTTTTGTGCAAAAGACTGCCGTTATCATCAACTCTGCATAATCTTCAAGCCCTTCGCTCATCGTGCAACCAAGGTCAGGATGTATCATTAACTTTAAAATCCTTGTTATTTTTTTGTGCATTTTCAAATCAAACCATACATCATCTTTTTTACCATCAACAATGTCTATCCACGCACTACACTGTTTCTTCACATACTCTCCAATTTTTTCATTTTGTGGGTCTATACACCATTTGGCATACTCGTATGCTTTAGTCATCGCTAAGAGCCTCTAAAAGTGCATCTGCTTTATTATCTTGTCGTGGTGGAATTGTTCTTAATGCTGATGCGACTGTCATTCCATTTTCTTTTTCTATATCCAGACACATTTTCCGCTTTGCTTGAAGCTGAGTATCACTTTTTGCCATCATAGCTAAAATTTTTGAAATTTCTTTAGAATATTGCAAAGTGAAAATAGCTTTGTCAGCAGATGGCATTTCTTTTAATGCCTCTTTCACTTGTTCTCGAAGCTCTACGAGCATCTTCGAGTGCTCTACATTCCTTTCATTCAGCTCATAACACTCTGCTTGTAGCAAGCAATAGCGATTGATTGTGCTTTCAAAAAGAGCGTCATTTTTACCCATCGCTTTAAAAAGTGCGGCCACTCTCTTAAACTCACTATGTGCATATCCATTTGACTTCACTTCTGCTCGCTCTTTAAAAGCTTTTCCAGTCAGCAAACTCTTTTCTAATTTTTCACGATCTGTTAGCTCTTTCTTTGAGCGATGACTTTTTCCTTCTGCTTTTAAAATAGCAACGCTTTTAGGCGGTGTTGGCATTTTGCTCCTTTCTCCCATCTCCATTTAAAACTGATAGGGGCTTTTTTTATTTTTTGAGGGGGGCAGTCGGGGATAAGCGTAGAGAAAATAAAGCACTTTACAAGACTGGGGGGGAGTCTGCACTTCCTTCAGCCTTGACCAGTGCTCTTATATCCTTTCTGCTGATTTTTCCTTTTTCCGCTTGCTCATGGTGATATCTGCACAATGTAATAAGATTGCTAGGCTCAAGGGCTAATTCTCTGTCCTCTATCAATGGCACTATATGATGGACTTCCAACTTAGTAAGATTGATATGCCCTTCGTTTTTTAAGCACCATTGACACATATATCCGTCTCTTTCTTTGATTGCCACAGACATCTTTCTCCACGCTGATGTATGTCTAAACTTTCTCGCTTCAGTCTCTTTGTTATATTTAACAGGCTTATGACCACAATCAAACTTTGTATCATGTACCCGATTGCAATACTGACACGCCCTTAAAATTTTGCTATCCCCCCTTGCTTTTGAACAATAAGAAAGCACCCTATTGCTAGAGTGCTTCCTATACATCGCTATTCGCTTTCTTTGATGAACTCTTCCATCATTCTCGCTAACTGCCCTGCTTGGCTAACGCCTTGCTTTTCACAAGCCTGTGCAAACCTCTCTACGACCTCACGCTTCAACTTATAGGTCTTGGACATCCAACCAGCTTTCGCCTCATACTTTCTTGTTGCCTTTGATTGTGCCGTTGCCATTACCTTCTCCTTTTGTTGTCTAAGTATTTTGTGATAAGATACCAAAATCCTCTGCCTAAGCTTGCAACAATGATTACAATGCCTGCGATTTGCATAACTTTAGCAACTACTTTTAATACTTCAATTAACATCTTTACTCGAATGGGTTCTTGTGTTATTCTTTTTAGAGAGGGACTTGTCACCAACAAGCCCCATTCGAACTAGAACATTAGGTCAATTAACTTACCCAGTATATGAACCAGTGTTCCAGTTGCAACTCCTATCAAAATCTGTTTAACAATAGGATTGATTTTGATGGGAGTCTTTTTATTTCTCTTCTTTCGAGAACTTCGTTTCCCCATTCTGTTCACCTCCTTTCTACTCTTATAGTATAATATATCGTGTCCGATATGTCAATATAATTTTTGAAAATTTGTGAACAAAATACACTAAATACTTTTATTACGGCTATTAAAAAAGCACCTTAGAGTTTTCTAGGATGCCTTTATCTAAACTAAGGTTGTAAGTATAATAACCTAAAGGTCTCTCGGCCTTTTGGAGTGATAAGCGTTTGTGTACCACACCACTGTGTCTTCTCATTAAAACACTCTTTTACCTCAAATAGCCCAGTGTTTCTATCGGCGTATGGCATTAACTTCCCTCGCTTATCTCTGTAAATATACTTCTTTTCGAGTAGGAAATTCACAAAGTCATTTTGCTTAATGCTTAATTGCTTCGCCGTCTCTCTAAAGTTCGTCAACAGGTTTCGGTCAACCAGTTCGTCAAAATAATCAGCTTTCGGTTGCAACATCTGTTTCTCGACGGTCAACACTGAGTTTTCTGCCGTTAGCAAGCTTATTCTTGCCTCTCTCTCTTCAAGTGTCTTCTGTGCCACTTGTAAGGCCCTTGCCATCAACTCCTCAGGGCTCATCTCTGCCTGTCCGCTGATATAACCACCGTGCTTGCGGATTGATGGAAGAACTTCTGAGGTCACCCATTTCTTGAAAGCTTTCGCATTCGGTAACTTGCTTGATAAGATAAGAGAATATAGACCACTTTCGTTGATGAGCCATCCGCCTCTCTGTCCTAAGTCTATTTTAACACTCGATAGCATTTTACTATTGAGTTTTTCATCGTCATCTACATGGTCTTGTATAGCTTCATTCGGATTCGTATACCCCAAAATCTCTGCCACATCCTTGCCCACAAACCAAGGTTCACCACTTATCTCTACCGTCCTAATCTCTCCGAATTCATCATTTTTGAAAATCTGTAACTCACCCATTACTTTCTGCTCCTTTCTTTTCTAATTCCGTTTATTGCTCCAAGATTGAATATATCTACAGCGAAACTTATTAAATCAAAGTTACCCTTGTAAGCGCTTATAACATCTTCTATCTGTCCCATTGCCTCTTCATCTGCCCAGTATTGATGCCTCAACAGCTCCATTGTATTGTTTGCCTTATATTTTGACATAACAAAAAAGCTCCTTTCAAATTTTTCGTACTTGAAAGAAACCTCTATCTGTAGTAATATATTTACAGAAAGAGAAATCTTTCGGTTCATAGAACATTCGGGTTGGTCGCCAAACTAGCCCCGTTTGTTCTATTTTTTTATTTCAGGCTTCAACTTTTTAATCCCAATTCTTATTGCCGCTGCCTTAGTTATATTTTCTTGCTTACAATACTCTGTAAGTATTTCTTCACATTCAGCGTCTAACCTTACATTCACAGATTCAGATTTTGGGTTATTTGTTGGTCTGCCTTTGCGTGGACTCATTTTATCACCTCGCTTTTGCACCACATAAGTATATTATATATTTTGTGTCGCAAAAGTCAAGTATTTTTTTAATAAAAAAAGCGCCCAAACACAAAACTGTGTTCAAGTGCTTTTTCAAAAAAGGCAGGTTAGTGAGAAATGTGATGTGTAGTTTTATCTAGCAAAGATACTATGTATCGTAAAGCTTTATAGCAAAAATGCAGTTTGGGTTTGAAAGGCACTATGGTGTTTACAAGCACAAAATATATACATAGCACTTTTGCTAGATTCAGAGAAAACTATATGTCAGTAAGACTTCACTATGCTACGAAGACAACATGAAGACAACTGTGAGAAATAAGAATTTCTCGATTTTCATTATAACAGAACAAAACGAACACGCCACAACTTTTAGTTTTTATAATACACAACAAAAGAGTCTCTGAAAACAGAAGACTCTTTTGTTGCAAACTTATAGTAAAAAGGCTATTCCATGAGTGTGTACTGCATAACAGCTGCCATTGTTACGAGTACACTAGGTATCAAAAAGACTTTATCTTTTTGTACACATACATAATACCACACTTGACACGAACAAAACGAACGACTTTAATTTTTTTCTAAAAATCTTTGCAATTCAATTCTAATACTGTCCGCTGTTGCTCTTCTATCAATTTTTCTTGCTACATCTCTCCATGACAAGCCGTCTATGAATCTTAATCTTACTATCCGCTGTGTTCGTAGCGGTAGCGTGGGAATCCATTCTTCAACGAGCAATTTGATTTCTTCCGCTTGCGCTCTTTGCTTTTGTAGCACTTTTCTTTTTCGTTCGAGTGCATTACTCTTCTTTTCTACAACGCCTTCGATCGAGAAGCTCTGTCGTTGATACGGAAAATCATGATTACTCCCAGATACCTTGTCTTTTTCTATCTTGCATTTTTCTTTCTCTAACTTTTTCACTTCTTGCTCAATCTCTTTAAGAAGTGTGCAAGCATCAATGTACTGATCAAGAATTTCTTTGTCAACATTAACAAAATTATTTTTCATAAATTCGACCTCGCTTAAGAAACTCTGTCAAAGATAATCCAAAAACTTCTGCATCAGACTCTAAAAGTCTAAGGCCAACATCAAGTTCAGATGGTTTTCTGTAAAGATAATTTAGTGCTCTATTTACTTGTAAAGCATCTGGCATCGAAGATAAGATGCTCAAATATGCTTTTTTCAAGCTGTATTTATAAATTTTCTTGCTTTGTGATTTTTCTTCAAGGAAATCAACAACATCAATGTTGAAAGCATCACAAATCTTTACTATTGCACTAAAATGTGGTTTCGTTCTTTCGATTTCTGTGAATCGAAGACTTGACTTTGTAACCCCGGCCATATCTGCCAATATACCCATGCTTAACTCCTTTTCTTCTCTATTTTTTTTTACTAACGCCCCAAACCCCAAACTCATTAGTCTTCCTCGCTTTCCACCAATTCTGAATATCTCGCTGTATAAGATCTAATCTGTGCGTTTTGATTTCTGATTGGCTCAAGTACCATGATGTACTTCAGCTTTTTTCTTACTCGACACGGCACAATATCATAACCGCTCTTTTTTCTTTCATTCGTACCAAATCTTTTGTAGTTAACCATATCTCCAATCTTGATATGGTCTTTTAGCTTACTCAAATCACTTGACATATTCCTCTCCTTCCCTTTTTTACACTTCAAAACGCTTTTAAACTGTTTTTATTCCTTTGCACTATAAAATTATACACTAGAGATATAAAACTTGATTTAAACCGTACTGTTGTGCGTTAAAACAGTTCTTAATTCTATTCGTCATCTTTGCTTACGCCAAATTGTTTTGCAACTTTTTGCAATGTCTCAGCATCAATATCGTTTTTTCGCTCTGTGAAGTTACTACTTGCTGTTTTTTTCATTACAGATTGTGTCACCCTGGGCTTGTAATTGCCCTCTGACACTTTTGCGAAGTTGCTTGGCTTAATAAACCAGTCGAAAGTAATTACCCATCCTCTTTCATTTTGACCAATCAGAAATGGGCACTCATTGATGCTCTTAATTGCTTCTAAGAAAGCATCAAGACCATGTTCAGCTATGCGAGCTTTCACTAGTGTCAAACGATTGTTGCTGATGCTCTTTACAGATGACACACCAAGGGCGTTCCACGAGTGAATAATTCGTGAGGCATCAGCCTCACAGAGAACGAACTTGTTCGTTCGTCCCCCCTCTACACTCCCCTCTCCTATACTACTCTTACCTATCCTATCCTTACCTATCCTATCCTTACCTATCCTATGCCGTCCATTGGTTGTCCTTTGGTTGTCCTTTGGTTGTCCATTGGTTGTCCAATCCATACAACTAAGATTTTTTTGTTCAGTATTAACCGCTTTTTCGTCAATATTTTGAACGCTATAAGTAATTTTAGAGGTTTTATAGTCAGCTCTCTCACGCTTCTCGACAAGCTCTACATCTGGTAAAACTTGGATCAAAAGACCTTTATAAATTGAGTCTATTTTTCTATCTGGGCGTATTCTATTGTTCTCACTCCAGTCTGTGATATACGAAACCAGGTCTTCGTTTAAGATCTTTAAGAAATTTTTTGCGACAAGAATCTTGAAGTCGTCTTCAGTAGCTCCAGTTGCTCGAATTACCGTATAGGCCTCCACGACCCCGTCATCATCAGCACGCATTCCAAGGTCAAAATACAGAAGTCTTGAACTCGCTGGCATTCGTAAGAAGCGTGCGGACTCAATGATTCGCTTAGAAAACATCCTGCGTTCTGCCATTACTTTCCATCCTTTCTTTTCTCAAATTCATAGCTAAAACTATCATACAGTCATCAGCTTGTTTCTCTGTTTCGAATTTTGCATAAGTCTTACCATCAAGGAGTACTCCCCACTTTCCAGAAATGAGCTTAAATGTATCAATCTCTTTATAATTACTTAATCTCACAATATCACCTCTGTTATTATGCCCTCGGTATTAGACTACTGAGGGCTTTATTAGCTTAAATCATAGTATTACTAAGTAACTCAATAATGCGATTACCTGTTTGCTCTTTTGTGCAAAATTGCCATTCTGTATTATATCTGAGTGCAAAAGTTCGCATTGCTTTAGCAAGAGTCGCACCGGTGATAACCTTCACTTTAACCGTTTGCCATTTGCCTTGCTCATTTCGCACTCTTCTTTTTCCACGTGGGTTTTCCCATGTCGCCACATCTTCAAGTGAACTTATACCATCGTGTTCAACTAAGAAGATAATCTTTATGCCCATTTCTGACGCTCGTATCGCCTCATTGCGGAATCTTTCATGCTGTTGGCACAAATTACTGCACACTTCGTTTAAGTTCTGCTTACGATCGATTACAAGTCTTGGATTGTCATAAGACATATAGTCTCCAACATAAAGTTTTGATACAAAGTGTTGTATTTTTTGTTTATCAAACTCTTTAACAATTTTTGTGATAGCTCTAGCTTTTTCTCTACTATCAATTTGAATTTGCATAAATCTCCTTTTTAGTTAAACGGCAAGTCATCATCGTTTAACTCATCTTGAATTTGTGCGAAACCATCAATATCAGATTGAGCACGCATATATGACGCTGGCGTTGCTGTGGTACTGTCTGGTTTCTTTTCTACAAATTCACAGCTTTCAACAACCACATCAGTTGTGTAGACCTTATCGCCTTTTGGGTTTGTGTATGACCCTGTCTGAATTCTCCCATTTAGCCCAATTCGCTGACCTTTAACGAAGTATTTTGAAATAAATTCCGCAGTCTTGTTAAACGCAAGACATTGAATAAAGTCTGCATTTTGTTCTTCATCTCTAGCAATCTTTCTTTCTACTGCCAAAGTGAAATGCACAACTGCAATTCCACTGTTACTTGCATATCTGACTTCTGGATCTTTTGTAAATCTCCCAACTAATTGTACTGAATTCATATATAACCTCCTTACAATTCTAAATAATGTACTGGTGCTGTGAGTTTTCTTGTGCGTTTACAGTAATCGCATTTTTCACACCTTGTCGGCTTAATTCTGCCCTCTTTGACATCAAGAATGTGGTGCACATTTTCTTTAACTTCTCGCAATCGCTCATCAAGTAAATCATCATCTAGATAAATTATTTTGATATCTGGTTCTTTCTCTTTGCTCAATGCTGCAATGTAAAATGGCAGCTTTTCACCAGTGTTTTGTCTTACAATTTCTTGATATATAGCACCTTGAATGTCATAACCCCACGCCCTTACAAACTCCACTTGCCCAAAGCCTTTGACATATGTATGTTCTGAAAGTGATTTCATCACTTTTAAATCTGCTATCAAAATTCCGGGCAAATAAGAATCCATCTTTATTTTCCACTGTGCTTCTGCGATTTCTCCAGTCATAATGACTTGTTTCTGTCCACTTAAAAACTTCATAAAATACTCATCAGCCTCCGCACGCTGGATAATCTTTTCAGCCTGTTTGTAGTCTGATTTCAGGCTCCCTTTTGCTGTGAAAATTTCTTGATTTTGACTCTTGAAAGTGTCCAGAGTACCTTCAAAATAGGCATCAACATAGCTACCAACCAGCAATGGCGTGCTCTTTTCTTCTATCCAGCTTTCTGTTAGCTTTGACATCGTTTTTGCTTCGCAACCATTATGTGCAAGTGATCCGCAAAAACTTTTGTATTGCGAGACAGACAGATATTCTCTGTCCGCCTCACTGGAATAATAATTCTCAGCTGTCAATATCATTTTTCACCTTCTCTTTTTTCGAATGGATCTACAACTTTTGATTTTGCTTGAGTACCATCCTCCACTTCTCCTTCAACGGCACATCCCATAAGCGAACTTGGAATGTAAACTCTAGCAAAAAACGCTGCTGCTCGATAAGCGAGCATCTGATCTGTCATCGTCACCCACTTCTTGTTGCTACTCCAACCTTCAGCTTTTGCCATTTGTACTGTGATCTCTGTTCCTACGACCTCTTCGCCATCGCTTACCCTGATTGCTTTTATAAAGCATCCTCGGTTATCAGAGCCTTTTTCACCAGTGTACACTGGCAACACATTTTTGAAGTGCCCACTTGCTTGAATCATTGACATACAAGCTTGTCCACTCCACGACGGTTTACCTTTAACAACATACAAATTCTGCATCACGAACATTGGACTTACCCCCATGCGATTAGCCATATCAACAGCTATTGTGCAGTCCATCGGCTTGCCTTGGTACGCCTGTGGAACTAATTGCGACTGAGCAAATAGATTTCCAATTTTATACAAATTTCTAAAAGACTCTGGGTCTGAAAAAACCTCTTTCGGCAAGTTTCTCTGCTCTTGTACTACTACCTCATCCATTTCGTTTACTCCTCCCAAAACTCATCTGTACTTTTTCTGCAAGCATCTACACAATTTTCGCACCATTTCTCATCAAAGATTTCCCAATAATCTTCTCCGTCTAGTGGTAAACCACATCTATCACAACAGGGCAATTTTGCACGCTTTCTTTCATATTCTGCCTGGCGGCGTTCTTCGGCTTTCCAAGGCTCCTCAAAAATCTCCATTTCTTCCTCCTTTGCATCTAAAAGAGCATCTATGATATACCACGCTGGAATAACCGGTGTTTCACTTAGCGTCAATGCTTCGTCTCTCCCAAAATTCAGCCATTCTAAAGCATAAATCCATTTCTGATTCTTTTGTAAGGTGACCGGTGCATATACAAAGATTTCTAGTGCGATATCTACAAGTGACATACACTCCACATTTTTGATCACTTTTACCGCTCCACTTTCAAGCTCAATTCTCAGCTCGCTTCCAACCCAGCTGACGCTTTTTAAAGTGTGTGTTTCAAAGCTTTCAAAAACATCTTTTACCGCTTCCAAAAATCTGATTTTTGGAAGCGAAAGATTTAATGCATGACTAACTGCCAATTTTTTTCCCATTTTTTTACCTCCTTTTCACTCTTTTCCACTTATGCATCTTTTACAATTTTACAGGTGCAGCCCTACGGCCACACCCATTGCAAAGACAAAGATGAAAAATAGCGTGTTTTTTACGAGCGTAACTCTGTCTTCTAGCTCTTCAAGCTCTTCTTCCGCCTCCTCAAGCTCTTCAAGCCTTCCCCTCTCAATTTCCTCGTATTCTACATAGCCCATCTTCAACTGATTCCTCATTTTCTTATCTCCTTTACTGTGTACTTCATTTCTACTTCCGCCTTGCTCATGGCAGGACTGCAGAGTATCGCTCCATGAGTATCTGTCCAATTGTGGCAGACATATCATGCTCAACTCTTTTTGTCCTGATAGACCTCTCCATTTATCCTACCTCTCTTACTATCTTCCACCCTACTCCATTTGCAGGTCTTCTCCTCTGACTTGCAAACTCAGCTGTTTGCATTTTTATCCTCTTTGCTATCCACTTATCAAAGCCGACTGTGTCAAAAATAATCTTTGAGTTTGGCTTTGATGGGTCTATCTTAGTAGCAAAGTTCTGCTTCGGATCTCTGTAGGCCTCCATCAGTAGTGGTACCGGAAATCCAAGCTTTTTAAGTTCTGACATTTTCATTATTTGTTTCGGAAATTCCATATTAACCTCCTATTTACTTTCCCTCTAATCTCTCCTAAACTATTTTTACAAGCTATTGCAGTAGCTGAGTAATTAGAAAGGAGGGATATGAGTATGAAAATTAATCCTGATTGTGTAAGAGATATCCTTATCAATATTGAAAGTTTTGAGTATGGTTCGGCTCATACTATCGATCAAATGTGCTCTGAACTACCCCGTTATTCATACGAGGAGCTTGATTACCACTGTCTACATCTATATGATGCAGGTTTTATAAAAGCTACTACAGTCAATATTCGCGGTGGATATCTTCCTCAAGTTTCGAGAGTGTTTGATTTAACATATCAAGGTCATCAATTTTTAGATGAAATCCGTTCTGATAATGTTTGGAATAAAACCAAAGAAACTGCCAAAAGCATTGGTTCTTTTTCAGTCAATACTCTTTCAACAATCGCCACAGGAGTTATTACATCTCTTGTTCACAAGGGTCTTGGCCTACAGTAACATATACCGTTATATTCAGCTCCGCTTCAGCCATGGCGGGGCTTTTTAATGTAAATTCCTTAACATTCTTAATTTCTACCCCATCAAGATATAGCTTGTTATCTCCAATCGTGAGTTTTTGTAATTCCATCTTCCCTCCTAACCTACCTTTTCTATTTGCTTTCCTAAAAAGAGATTTACAAAGTACACTTGCCCTTTCCCTGTTACCTTTGTGGTCTTTGTAACTCTCACGCTTCCGTCAGGATTATTTATCGTGCTTTCCTTTACCTCAAATAATCCAAGTTCCATACCCTTTTGTGTAGGTAAGTTCTTGCTGCTTCCCGACTTCATCAAAAAGCCTCTTTGCCTTAATTCCTCAAATAGTCTCTTCTGCCCTGTGCCATATCCATTCTGCTTTAAAAGCTTTGCAAGGTCTCCGATCAGGATTGATGTATCGCTTGCAGATACCGATTTTGCAAACAAGGCTAAAGGTTGCATTTGCTTATTCTCAGCTTCTAAAGCTTTCCTCGCTTCCCTCTCCTCCTTTAAGGCCTTGAAAGCAGCTATGGCTATGTCAGGGTTATCCAGTAGCTCTTCTTTTGCGTACAAGCCGTGCTTGCGGATAGTCTTAAGAATTTGCTTTACTTCCCTCTTAAACTCTTTTGCTATCGGCTTCCTGCTCTGCATTAAGACTTCATACAGTCCGTCTTCGGTTAAGAACCATTGTTCTTGCTGTCCTTGTAATGCGTAAGGATTGTTTACGCATAATTTTTCGTTCTCGTCTACTGCTTGTAGCATCATTCTTGAATTGCTATGCTCAATCCATTCCGCAACATCTTTAGCCAAGAATAAAGGATTTTCAAAATCTCCATACACCCTGAATTCTTTTCCGAGCAATTCTCTCTGCTCTACTATTTTTAATTCGTTCAATAAAATCACCTCCCTTTTTGAATCGCCTCTTTTTCTTATTCTGTTCTCTCAATCATCGGCAACACATCCTTAGCCTTTAAAAAGTCATATAAGAACAATCTTCCCTTTTGAGTCCAATACATATGGGTTCTACTTCCCTGTGTACCGTCAGGACGGTTATAATTTTGCGTTTTGGTCTGTGTATAACCTTCGCTCTGATACTTCGCATACAGGAACCAAACTCCACTTTGCTTGTATTGAATACCGAACCCATTCAGTATTTTATTGAACTCTGTTGCACTCATCCCGTAGTCTTTTGCAATCTCTGTCACCGATAAAAGGTCTTTGCACTGGAGTATCAAATCGTAATAAGTAGCTTTAGGCTGTAATTCTGCTATTTGCTGGTCTTTGATTTTGCTTTCAAGTCGTAAAGTACTAAGCTCCTGCTCTGCTATCCTTAGCGCCCTCGCCATTATCTTTTCAGGGCTGTTATAGTCCTTCTCTACCTGAATGAAATACTGCCTCGCCTGCTTACCCCTTTCAGTTCTTTGAATCATGCAAATTTCCTTTGCCATATCAAGCTTGATTAGGTGGTCAATCTGTTGTGTTTCATTGCCTTGAGCTGTCTTCCAATTTTGGAATACAGCCACATAATCACTATTTTCAGAAAAACCATACTCACACATTCGTTTGAACCAAGTTGTATAGTTGCTTTGCACTTCCAACTGCTTGTGCAACTCTCTGCCACTTACCACAGGTTCTAAACTCTCATTAACTTCTATCTTTACTAAGATATCCATTTGTATCACCTCCCTTTTTGAACCGCCTCTTCATTTTTTCTTATAAATCATGTCGCTTACTGATACATCCAAGCCGTACTTGTCTTTGACTGTCATCAACTCTACCGTGTCCGCCAATATCGGCTCCCTGTCTTTCAGCATTTCAGGTGTCATAGTGGCTTTCTTTATCATCTTTTGATAGCCATGCTTTAGTGATACGGCTTTATTTGCTATCGTATTGGCCTTGATAAAATCAATCCTTTCAGGACTTTTCAAACCTTCCTGAAGCTTCTTCATCATTTCCTTTTGATGTTCTTTGTCAAGCATTCGGAAAATCTCAAAGCCCTCATATCCGGATGCCTTGCGGAGTTCGGAAAGCATTTTATACACCCACTTGCGGAAGTCTTTTGCTTCTTTCTTCCTACTCTGGAATACAGTGTCATAAATCCCATATTCACTTACGATAAGCATTTCCTGCTGTCTTCCTAGACTGTCAGGGACGACCATATTTGAAATCAGTTCGTCATCTAATCTCCTATTAATGGCATATGCTTGCAATCCTAATGCGTCACACACATCTTTAAGCACCGCCCACCATTCACCATCTTTTTCTACAAATCTAATTTCGTGGTTACACCACTTTTCTATTTTTATAAAATCACCTCCCTTTTTGAATCGCCTCTTTTTCTTCCGGCTTTCTCTTTAAGTCCTCTGACATATTGCAAAAACTCATTCCGTCAGCCACACCCATAAGATACTTTTTTGCACCGTCATCCAACTTTTCAATAATGTCAATCAAATTAATGAGTGCTGACTTATCTTCTTTACTAAGTGCCATGTTCTTACCTCCTATCTGAAATATATTAAATACAATCCTGCTACAATAACCGCTAATCTAAGCACATTTAGAATCAACTTTGCTATTTTCATCTTATTGCCCTTGCAATGAAGAAATGATATAATTCAGTCAGGTCTGAGGCTTTCGCCTCATTCCTAACCTTTATTTTTTTATTTGATACTTTGAAGTATCATATGTATTACTGATATTAGAGTTCCAATCTCTAATGCCAGCCTGATGAGCTTTCCGGTTAAGACGGTGAGCTCATCAATGATTTTGTACCATTTCTTCATTGCGTTTCTCCTTTCTTTTGCTTATGTAAACATTATAGTTCCTTAGAACAACTTTGTCAATGGTTTTTTGTTTACTCAGGGAACTTTTTTCTTGACTTTTTCCCACTTATACTTTATACTTCAGTCATGGAGGTAGTTAATATGGTAAGAAAGATATCATTGCTTTTATTTACCTTACTTAGATTAGCCATTGTAGTAGTCGGTCTGTTCCTACTATTTAACAAGGCTATGTAGAAAGGAGGTAAAATGGGCGAAAGATTAAAGGAATTAAGAAAAACACTTGGACTAACTCTAGAAGCTTTTGGTGAAAAGGTAGGTGTTGGTAAATCTTCTATTTCACGATTGGAAAAGGGAACAAATAATCTCACAGAACAAATGATTTTAGCTATTTGCAGGGAGTTCAATGTTAATGAAGAGTGGCTTAGAACCGGAAACGGTGAAATGTTTATAAAGCTTGACAGAGAAACTGAAATCGCCAGATTGACAAGAGATTTATTATTGGAAGAAGAAGATTCTTTTAAAAATAGGGTTATAGCGGTACTTGCAAAGTTGACACCTGAGCAATGGGAAGTACTTAGTGAAATAGCAGAGGGGCTAAAGAAAAAAGACTAGGACCCGCCGAAGCGGGATTTTTCCTAGTCTAAGAAAGCCTTTATGAGCTTGTAGATATATCTTAGTTGTTTTTCACTAAGCTTATCCAACAGCTCAACAATCAATTTTTTATACTCTCCATCCACCTAAATACCTCCTTGACGCACTATTTAAGGTAGCGATAAGGAAATTATATAGAACATATGTTCTGTTGTCAATTATGATTTTTCTTTACATGGAGTAGCATGGTGGTGTTTTACAGCTAAAAAGAAAGGAGGACGTATTATATTATGAACATTGTTGCAGTGGACTTGTTCTGTGGAATCGGTGGGCTTACACATGGCTTAGAAGATGCCGGCATTCCTGTGTCTGTGGGTTTTGATATTGATGAAAGTTGTAGATTTTCCTATGAAAACAATAATCATGCAAAATTCGTATGTCAGGATGTCTCTACTTTAGCATCGAATGATATCAAGGCGTATTATCCTAAAAATGCAACTAAAGTACTTGTTGGATGTGCTCCTTGTCAACCATTCTCAAGGTACTCAGGTAAATATCGTAAAGATGGACATATGGACGATAAGTGGAGATTGCTTTACTCTTTTGCGTCAATCATAAAAGGATTTACACCGGAAATAATATCTATGGAAAATGTTCCGGGCCTAATGCAAGAACAAGTCTTTAATGACTTTAAAGCTTCTCTCATTAGATTAGGCTATAATATCGATGTTAATGTTGTAGATTGTGCATCTTATGGTGTTCCACAAAGCAGAAAAAGACTTGTACTACTCGCATCAAGGCTCGGAAATATATCCTTAATCCCTCCACTGTATAAACCTGAACAATATATTACTGTAAGAGATTCCATAGGCCATTTACCTAAGATAAAAGATGGTGAAACTTCTGATATTGATCCACTACATACATCAAGTAAACTTTCAGAACTTAATAAAAGAAGAATTATACAATCTAAGCAGGGTGGTACATGGAGAGATTGGGACGAAAGCTTAATCTTGTCCTGCCATAAAAAAAAGACAGGATTATCATACCCCTCTGTATATGGCCGCATGGAATGGGATAAACCTTCTCCTACTATCACCACTCAATTTTTTGGATACGGTAACGGCAGATTCGGACATCCGGAACAAAACAGAGCTATATCCATAAGAGAGGGGGCTATATTGCAGTCTTTCCCACCTGATTATATTTTTTACGACTCAAACAAAGTAAAAGTGAGAAGAGAAATTGCTGCTCATATAGGTAATGCCGTACCGGTAAAGCTTGGTCACGCTATTGGAATTAGTATTAAAAGACACCTTGAGGAGGTAGAAAATGGTTAAAAAGGCTAAGGATAGAGTAGCAAAAGATTTTAACTTAGTTAAGAAATCTTCAAATCAAATCAGTGAGAAGAAACAAGATATAAAATATGACACCAGAGATTATGTGGTTGAGTATTTAGTGCACAAATTTAAAGAGGAAGAATTTTACATACCATTAAGTTATCAGCGGAATTTTATTTGGACAAAGCATGACAAATGTTTTTTCATAGAATCTGTACTTATGGGATTGCCTATTCCATTTATGTTTTTCTCTGACACCTCGGACGGTAGAATTGAGATAGTTGACGGCGCACAAAGAACACAAACCTTAGTGGAATTCATACAAAATGATTTAGAGCTTAATGGTTTAGAGATACTTACTGACTCTAATGGTTTTACCTTTAAAGAATTAGATCCGGCTATTCAAAGAAGATTTTTAAATACAAACATACGAGTTGTATATTTAGAGCAGGGTACCACTGAATCAATAAGACAAGAAATATTTAGACGAATTAATTCAGGAGGAGTGAAAATTAAACCTGCAGAAGTTCGCCGAGGTGCTTTCTTAGGTAAATTTAAAGATTTTTTGGAAGAATGTGCTGAAAACGAACTGTTTAAAGAGTTGGCTCCCAGAAGTGAAAAGACTGAAAATCGATACGAGGGTTTTGAACTTGCAGCCAGATTTTTTGCCTATTCAAATGCCTATCCAAGTTTTAGCAAATACAAGGGTAATGTGGCAAAATTTATTGATAACTATGTTGAATCACAAAGCAAAGTAGTGGAATCCAACCCGGGTATACTTCAATCCTGTAGAAATGATTTTGAAACTATGCTTAAATACGCACAATCAATATTAGATGATCGTGGTTTTAGGAAGACAGCAACAGCCAAATCCGTACCAAGAGCTAGATTTGAGGCTTTATCTATAGGTATCTATGCAGCACTAAAGGAAAATCCACACTTGCCAATAATTGATGTTTCAAGTTGGATTGACGGAGAAGAATTCTACGAGGTGACAAGTTCTGATGCAGCGAATAATAAATCTAAATTGATTGGCAGGATAAATTTTGTAAAGCAAAAACTATTGCAAGGTGATTCATGAGTGATTTTATAAATACTTACAATAACAGGAAACACGAAATACAAAACTTTATAATTTTTATGGAATACATAGAAAATACAGAGGTGAATGGAAGTGATTCCAAATTGCACGGTTTTATTCACTCTCCAGATAATAACTTGACTTACCAATCATTGATTAACACCTTAAAGTCAAACTTTTCACTTATGTTATATAATATATTGGAGTATACAGTATCCGGTCTTCTTGATGAACTTTATACCGAAATATCCATAAATAAGCTATCTTACATTGATGTGAGTGAAAAAATACAAACGATCTGGCATAAGGTAAATCTAAATGATGCGAATAAAAATAGTGCCGGTTTTGATACTTTACTTGCTAAAAGTAAATACATATTAGATTCTGTTATCAATAAAAACACTATAACATTGAGTCCCAGAGACACTATTACAGGAGGCAATTTGGATGATAAAGCTTTAATTAAGATTTTTGATTCTCATGGTATAGCTTTTACAAAGAACAATTTTAGATCAGATATTTTAGGTAATATAAAAACAACTAGAAATGAGCTTGCACATGGATCTGTTTCTTTTGCAGATGCTTTGGAAAGTTCTTCTATATCAGACCTAAAAGAAAAATCAAAAATAATGATAAATTTTCTTGATGATTTAATACAGTCTGTAAAATCATATACTAATGATCAAAAATATAAAAAAGATAAAAAAGATTGAAATATAAAAAAGAGCCATCCTACACTAAGTGTCGGATGACTCTAATACATACTATTGCAAAGCTGTTACCTGCAACAATATGCCCTAGACAAGCTATATTATACCATGTGTGGTAGCACCTTGCAACAGGTGTTATTTTTATACCCAAATTTAAGGAGGTGCAATATGGCAAAGGCTAAATACACGAAAACAAAGTCAGGATATTTTCGTACAAAAGTGTGGGATGGTACCTACAATGCAGACGGATCCAAGCATAGAATAGATGTCACATCTAAGAAGTCCAGTGCCGATCTGGAGCGTAAAGTCAATGAAATTAAGAATCGTGTAAGTCAGAATGACTTTATAGCATCAAGCAATGAGACTGTATATGACTATGCCCTTTATTGGCTTGATACTTATAAGTCAGTAAAATCAAGAAATACATATCTATCATATAAGCGAACTATAGAATATCACCTTCAGGACTTCTACTCTCTTAACCTTCAATCCCTTACAAGAGGACATATACAACAACTTATAAACTCAAGATTTGATAAGCCTCGTACCTGTAAGCTTATAGCCCTCGTTATAAAGCAAATTGTAAAGTCTGCTATAAAGGACGGTATACTTGCCCCTACAGCCTTTGAGGTTATATGCACTGATATAGCACTTCCAAAATACACAGCAAAAAAGAAAGCTGTTATACAGTCGGAAGTGCTTGATAGCATACTTGATATAGATTTTACAGATAGAGAAAAATGCTTTCTATACATCATATACGGCTGTGGCCTAAGGCGAGAGGAAGCACTTGCACTTACTAAAGATGATATAGACTTTAATGCGTCTGAAATAAGTGTATCAAAAGCTTTATGCTTTGACGGAAATAATGCTTATATAAAAGAGCCTAAATCTCAGCGTGGTTACAGGCGTGTACCTATGCCGGATTTTTTGAAAAAATTCCTGCAAGTATACACGCAAGTATCAAGCTATAATCTCATTACTAAGCAGGACGGAAAGCAAATTACTGCAAGTAGCTATGTAAAAATGTGGCAATCAATACAGAATAAGATAGATAATGTTTTAGGAGTTGGATTCTCTAAAGAAATTACTGCACACTCTTTTAGACACAATTACTGCACAAGACTATGCTATCAAATACCGTTGATCAGCACGAAGATGATTGCTAAATTGTTGGGGGACGACGAAAAAATGGTTATAGATGTATACAGCCATATACTTGAAGAAAAAGAAGATTGTCAGTCTGCAATCACTAATATTTTTAAGTAAATCTGTGCGACAAAATTGCGACATTACGGTTTCAAAAAGGCACTTTGCGACACTTTTGCGACATCAAATTAACATAAAAACAGGGTAAATCAATGCAGTTCGCCAATTAAAAAAAGTGGCTCAAAGCCTTATAAATCAAAGCTTTAAGCCACTTTCGTATTCGTGAGACACCCGGGACTCGAACCCGGGACAACTTGATTAAAAGTCAAGTGCTCTACCACCTGAGCTAGTATCCCATAAATCAGTATAGATAAAACAAAATGCCTTGGACCGGAATCGAACCAGTGACACGAGGATTTTCAGTCCTCTGCTCTACCAACTGAGCTACCAAGGCATAAATTGCGGGGACAGGATTTGAACCTGCGACCTCCGGGTTATGAGCCCGACGAGCTTCCAGACTGCTCTACCCCGCGTTAATATATAAACTCATCAGAAGCGGGGTACCGTCTCTGATGCAAAACAAATGGGGGAAGGTGGATTCGAACCACCGAAGGCGGTGCCAGCAGATTTACAGTCTGTCCCCTTTGGCCACTCGGGAATTCCCCCTCACTTGCTGTTTTAGGCACAGCAAAAGCCGATGATCGGACTCGAACCGATAACCTGCTGATTACAAATCAGCTGCTCTGCCAATTGAGCCACATCGGCATATCTAATATGTGATTAAAGTAAATGGGGCCTACAGGGCTCGAACCTGTGACCCTCTGCTTGTAAGGCAGATGCTCTCCCAGCTGAGCTAAGACCCCATAAATAATATCCGAAGATATTAACGACCCAAGCGGGACTCGAACCCGCGACCTCTGCCGTGACAGGGCAGCGCTCTAACCAACTGAGCCATTGGGCCAACTAATATACCTTGAAAACTGCAACCGAATCAACATCTTTCCTTTTCTT